TGCTTTTTTTAGGATAAGGTTCTCCTCTTCAAGCTGTGCATTACGTTTTTGTAACTCTTGTATTTGCTTGGCAGTAAGTACAGAATTATCTTCGAGTTTGACTTGAGAATACTGTTTGATCCATTTTGCAAGCGCAGAAGTGGATACCCCATAGTCTTTACAGAGTTCAGACTGAGTTTTTCCAGTTTGATAAAGGTTGACAAGGGATTGTTTAAATTCTTCGTCGTAGCGTTTAAATGTTGACATAGGTTGTCCTTTCGTTTTTGTGTCTTTTAAAACAGATTATAACACACAAAGTTCTGTCTACTTTTATAGTATACATCCAAATCCAATTTATGGAAAACCCAATTTATGGAAAACCCAATTTATGGAAAACCCAATTTATGGAAAATCCAAAAGTTGGAAAACCCAACACTAACAATTACTAATTAAATAACAAGTACCAATATATAACAATATAGTGCTAACGCACACTAACAACCAACAGACTAAGCCTGACGGCACCAATTAATAATAATTACTAATAAACAACAAACTCATCCTTATAGAATAATAAGGGATTTACAGAGTTTTTCACAGTAGAAGAAAAATATAACGGTGAATTACTAAAATGATAACCACTTACATAATTGGAGGGTAAACAGTATGGTAGAACTAACTTTTCCAGAGTTGCAGCAAAAGATGCAGCTAGAAAAAAAGAAAGCCGAAAATGTTAAGTACGCATTTAGAAATGCCGAGGATATCTATACAACTTTTAAAGAGCTAAAAAGTGACTGGTCTGTAATCGCAACTGATGAACTCATTGAGATTGCAGGAAAAATTTTTATCAAGGCAACTGCAGTAGCATTCAATGATGAGAGGAACGAGAGATACCAATCAACAGCCTATGCTGAAATAAGCCCAGTACCAGTATTTAATACTCAAAAAGGGCAAATTAAGCAGATGCAAGAGCCACAGTGGACAGGAGCAGTCAGTTCATACGCTAGGAAATATGCCTTGCAAGGTCTATTTGCTATTGGCCAGAAAGATATTGATGAGTACCCAGTAGAGGAAAATCAGCAAGCACCACAGCAGCAAGAACAAAACACCCGGCAGCCTCGACAAGATCAGATGCAGTATGTCAGCAATGAACAATACAATCAAATCTTGAATGCTATTAAACATCTTTCACAGATGGCTAACAAGCCATTCGATGAGTTGATCATCAACATTCAAAAGCATTATCAAATACAAGATTTTCACCAAGTGCCAGCAGAGCATTTTACAACCGTGATGAACTACTTACAAGCATCAATGGCAAAAGCTCAAGGCATTAGCGACTTTAACGATTTATAGGAGTACACACATGACAAAAGATGTAACTAACAGCACCTTAACAGAGATTGAAGTAAATTATACCCCAGCTGTCATTAACATTGATTACAAGACAGTTGAGCAACAACTTAAAGCGGTTGTTGATAGGTATGCAAATTATGAGGTGACAGCAAATACCTATAAGGCTGATTATGATGAGCGCACACGCCTCAATAAGTTCAAAGAGGCTCTAGAAACACGCCGCAAAGAAATCAAGGCAAACATCAACAACCCATACAAAGAGTTTGAGAAACGGTACAAGGCGATCCTAGCACCACTTGATGAGGTTATCAACAACATCACAATTGGACTAAATGCAATCGATGAACATGAGCGCTTGATGCGCATTGATGTCATCCGGGCAACTTTTGAGGATAAGTGTATGGTGGCAGGTCTTGAAAAAGATACTTTTGAAATCAAATATAACGAGTATAGTCTTAAAAAGTATTTTAAGACAGGTAAATTTGAACTCAAGAAAACAACAATTGATGAAATGGATGCCTTGGTATTAGCAGAATTTGATGCACTTGAAGAATATAAAGCCAGTAAGCAAGCCATCAAAGAACAAGCTCAAGAGTACGATTTGCCAGCTGATAGCTATATCAGACATCTGGAAGATGGCAAATCACTTGTGGATGTGCTTAAAATCATGAAAGGTGACCGCGATGCCCTTGCCTTACGAAAAGAGCAACAAGAGGCGCAATCTAAGGCAGATGCTGACCGCAAAGCAGAGATTGAGCGTATAGCTCAAGAGACCGCTAATACCAATATCAAAGCGGTTGATTCTGATACAGGGGAAATCATCGAAGATTATCCACCAGAGCTTGAGAGTGGGGGCAGAGGGACAAATAGACCACTAACCCAAAACACAGCGCCAGAAGCGCCTAAATTTGAGACTAGTAAGCCAGTAAGCTATGACTTGCGACTAACTTTCCCACATGGTAACCCACAAGCTAAATACTTCAAAGAACTATTTGAAAAAAATGGAGTTACATCTGAAATGCTGTTTAACGGTAAAACACAAAAAGAGCTTACAGGAGGTACACAAAATGTCTTTTAACATTACAGAACTGATTGAAAATGTAAAAGGATGGTCAGTTGCCAAAGAGCTTGCAGATGCTGACCCTATAAAGCAGATGCAAAAGCTCAACGAGGAGTGGGGCGAACTAAACGCTGGTAAAGCTAAGGGAGATACAGCAAAACTTTATGATAGCATTGGTGATGTTTTCGTTGTCCTTATTATCCTATCTCAACAAATGAAATTTGAGAAGATTGAGCGATTGATTGACCCAACTGTAAACGGATTTGGTTATTATCCCAAAAATGAGGTAACAACAGATTTACTTTTACTCTATGGAGTGAAAGAAATCGGCATGATTGCTAACCGTATGATTGACCTTATCCACAATCCAGGCATCACTAACACACGCACAGCCATTCAGTTTCATATCCGTAATCTTACAAGCATACTTTACAAAGTAGCCATCAACGAAGATACAGATATTAAATACTGTTTGCAACTAGCCTGGGATGAAATCAAAAACCGACAAGGTAAAATGATTGATGGTGTCTTTGTCAAAGATGAGGATATCAAGGAGGTTGATGATGGTGAATAACGTTGTTTTAGTAGGTAGGTTGACAAGAGATGTAGAGCTAAAGTACACACAAAGCAATGTTGCAGTAGCAACCTTTACATTAGCTGTCAATCGCCCATTTAAGAATGAGGCTGGAGAGCGTGAGGCTGACTTTATTAATTGTGTTATCTGGAGACAATCAGCAGAAAACCTTGCCAACTGGGCAAAAAAAGGCTCATTGATTGGTATTACAGGTGCAATTCAAACACGCAACTATGAAAACCAACAAGGGCAGCGCGTGTATGTGACAGAAGTTATTGCTAGCAATTTCCAATTGTTAGAAAGTCGTAGTAGTCAACAAAGTAACCAAGGGTACCAAGATAATCATGGAGGTTATCAGCAACAACAAAGCTACGGTAATCAAGGTGGCAATTTTAGAAATTCTGGAGGTTATCAATCGCCGTTTGGTAACTCAAACCCAATGGATATCTCGGATGATGATCTTCCATTTTAACTATAGATTTAATATAGGAGCAGAACAATTAGATGAATAGAGTAAAAGTTGATTTACAATGTCCATATTGCGGATTTTGCAAAGTGGTTAAAACAGCATCATATAGAAAATGTATCATATGTCAATCTTGCAAGCAGACGGTATTTTTATCGTGGGCAACTGACACCGAAGGGAAACTTGATAATTGTGGCTGTTATTTTCATGCTTACGAGCCTTTTAATATCAGAAAAATCAATTTAGAGTTTCAAGATGCATTCGACGATGAACAACCTACACCATTTTTTACAATCAGGAAAGGATACAAGAAAAATGACAAAAATTGAGATTATTATGGCACTTACTGCATTAATGTCTATTGTATGGGCTGGTATTATTACAATCTATGCATTACAAGCCATCAAAAAGTATAAAGTAAAAGTAGCATATTATCAACAACCTCAGATACAGTGCGAGATTGCGCGTAATGTAATCAAAAACAAGTGGTATACAGATGGTGGGGAGGTTTACAGATGAAGGTTTTCGATGGCGCTAAAATGCGTGAAATACGTAAAAATTTAAAACTTACACAATACGATTTGGCACCGATGACAAATATTACCCAAAATAGAATAAGTGATATTGAAAGAAATGTTACTGCACCTACAATCAAAGAAATTGATGCACTGTCAGATGCTCTAAACATCAACGTATCAGAATTTTTGAATAACGAAACAGAAATTGAAGTAGTCGTTAACACTTTTACTAAGAAGAAAAAAGGTACAGATAAAACGGAGGGCTTTAATGGTTTAAAAATTGATGAATTGTCGGGACAGATTGATATTTTTGCTAACGAAAAATACCCTGTTGGAAGAGATTTATCTGGCTATGTCATTCTAAAAAAAGAAACATATATAAGTTTGATTGAAGATCAGGAAAAATTTAACAAGTTAAAAAATATTTTGAAGTAATGGTATAGCAAAGACGAAGCTATTGCTTATCGTGATAGCTTAATCGCTAAAAGTGACGCAGAGTATTTTTTGAGAGGTGAGTTATGATACCGAAATTTAGAGCGTGGCTAGATCCTGATATGTATGAAGAACCAGTCATTCATAATGGCAAATTTTATTTAGATTGGCGAGACTTTGAAAATGGTAATACTTATGATCTAGCTGTCCTCATGCAATCTACAGGAATGTTTGACAAAAATGGCGTTGAGATTTTTGAAAATGACATTGTTAAGCTACGATACACAATTTTTAGCGATTTTGAACTTTTTAAAGTAAATCAATTTAGAGGTGGTTCTTGGCGCATTGATAATAGACGTCGAGGGACAGAATTGTGGTTAAGAAACGAGGATTGTGTAGTCGTCGGAAACATATATCAAAACAGCGAATTACTAGAAAGGATAGAAGGATGAAACTATCAACATTTATTGAATTATTGCAAGAAGACGATATGAACCCCGATTGGGAAGTTACTTGCGGAATTGCGATTGATCCCCAAAAAAGACGAATTTGGTTTCCTGAACCTCATGAAAGCGTGAACGAATGAAAATACATGATATTCCAAAAAATACTTTAGTTATTAAACATGGAGATACATTACCGATTGAGGAACATAAAAAATCATTTTCGGATGCGTCTGCAATAGATATGTACGATAATCTCACCTCTGATAACCGAGGTGGCTATTATCATGATGTGTGGCTTTGGGCTATTGACCACCACAATGATTTTATTAGTGCTTGGATGCATGGCTACACAATCGAAAAAGAGAAGCTGTATACGGTTGAGATACCAAATCCGAATAGTGATTTAAAAATAATTTTAGTAAAGGTAAACAAGAAACTAAAATTAATTGAAGCATATGAAGATCAATTAGAGGAATACAAAAATATTAGAAACGTCACCGAATCCGAAATCCGCAAAGACTTTGACTGGGCTTGGCAGTTGGCTGAGGAAGTGAAAAGGAGAAAAAATGAATAAAAGAGAAAAATCATTAATTGAAAAATATGAAGATCTATTATTTAGTAGCGTAAAAAGTCATAGAAGTCTAGATTTAATTGTTACCAATGAGGAAAATTATTTTTATAGATATTTATCAAATCTTTATATTTCTTTGGTAAGGGTATATTTAAACTATAGTAATAATTTAGAAACTTTTATAAATTTATCTAAAATTTATATATTAGATTATTTAGATTATTATATCCCTTTTCTCGACACAAAACTAGAAAAGTTTTCACAAGAAAATAAAGAATATACATTTAGTTGCGTTTTATCATTATATGATATGAACACAATATTAAAGTTACTTGAAAAGGAGAAAAAGAAGAATTCCATTATTGGATGCAAAAACTCGGATGGTAAAGCAGAAGTGGCTAATAAAGAAATTGAGAAGTAACAAATTTGGTAAATTACTATGACAAAAAACAGACTTGATAAGTTTTCTACAACTTACAGAAAAGAGATCATCTGGCTGCGCTGGTATTTTATGAGGGATAAAAACAATCCTAGTTTGACGATATTAGAAAAGAAAATAAGTGATTGTATATTGTACAGAGATTATCGAACTTATAATAAATTTAGTGCAATCAGTAAAATTATTAGTGAAATGATTGATAAAACAGATAATAGGATGGTTACTGCACTGAAAGAGGTATATGTTTATAGGAATATATCTGTAATTGGTGCAGCGCAATCTATCCTGTATTTGAGTCAGACACAAGCATATGTGCACATCAGGGGATGGTTTGAAGAATTTGAGAACTGTCTCTTCGATAAAGTGTTTTTGGAGGAAATATAACAAGCTCAAAATGAGCGAAAATTACTTGTAAGAGTTAAGAGAATATGGGATAATAGAGGTAAATAGAGCAGTGGTCTAAAAAGGATGACACATCATTAATTTGATGAGATGGCGGTGCAAATCCGTCCGGCTATTTTGCCACCTTAATTGGTGGCTTTTTATTTTGTCTTTTTAAAGAAGCGTAATTCCACCCCTAAAATCAAATATAAAATGAAACCATAAGTATAAACTTGTGGTTTTTTGTGTTCGAAAGGAGGTCAGAGTTTGCCAAGAGACGGAACTAAGAATTTAAAACCAATGAACCAGCGAACGAAAGAAGAACAAAAAAAGATTGCAACTAAAGCAGGTAAAGCATCAGGCGTTGCAAGACGAAAAAAAGCTGACCTCAAAAAGGCAATGGAGTTACTGCTAAGTCTAGACATCCAAGATAAAAAGCTAAAGCAAACCTTGGAAGATATGGGCATGGATGGTAGTAATCAATCACTGCTAGCATTTGCAACATTTCAGCAGGCAGTTAAAGGCAATCAGAAAGCGACAGAGAACATCCTCAAGCTTACAAATACAAAAGATAGTTATGACATCCAAGAGCAAAGAGAGCGTATTAAATCGCTCAAATTGGATAATAAAGAGCGTGAGGAAGTCAACAAGATTGATAGTGAGTCAATCACGTTGGTTGATAGTTGGGGGGCTGATGATGCAGATAATTGATATACAAAAAAATGTCAATCCACATTTTAAAAGTGTCTGGTTATCCAAAAAACCTAACAATATTTTGAGAGGTGGCCGTAACTCTTTCAAATCTTCTGTTATCACTCTAAAGCTAATCTATATGATGCTTAAGTATATTATCAAAGGTGAGAGAGCCAACATAGTTGTCATTCGTAAGGTTGCTAATACTTTGAGGGATAGTGTTTACAATCAAATTCAATGGGGTTTGAGGTTGTTTTGCATTATCGGAATGTTCAAAATGACAGTTAGTCCATTTAAGATAACCCATATCAAGACAGGTTCAACCTTTTATTTCTATGGTTTGGATGATTTTCAAAAGCTAAAATCAAACAACATTGGTGATCTTATTGCGGTATGGTATGAGGAGGCTGCTGAGTTTTCAAGTTATGAAGAATTTGACCAAACTAACATCACATTTATGCGACAAAAACATCCAAAAGCTGACTTTGTTCAATTCTTTTGGTCATATAATCCGCCAAGAAATCCATACAATTGGATAAACGAGTGGTTTGAACAATGCAAGCAACATCCTGATTATCTATGTCACTCTAGCACTTATCTTGATGATGAGTTGGGATTTGTTACACCTCAAATGCTAGCTGATATCGAACGCATCAAAGAGAATGATTATGACTATTACAGATATGTCTATCTTGGTGAGGCAGTCGGATTAGGTAACAATGTATATAACATGAGTACCTTTCACGCGCTTGATGCATTGCCATCTGATGATAAGCTTATTGGCATATCATATGCACTGGATGGTGGGCATCAGCAATCAGCAACTGCGGTCTGTGCATTTGGTATAACTGCCAAGGGTAAAGCAATACTATTAGACACATGGTACTATTCACCTGCTGGACAAGTGGTCAAAAAAGCACCAAGTCAGTTAACTCAAGAGATTAATGCATTTATGCAGGGTATCACAGATAAGTACAAGGTGCAGACATTACAATACACAATAGATAGTGCAGAGGGTGCTTTGCGAAATCAATTTTATTTGGACTTTGCTATTAGGTGGCATCCAGTGGCCAAGCTTAGGAAAGTAACCATGATTGATAATGCACAGTCATTACTTGCTCAAGGTAGGTTTTACTATCTTGATACAGAAAATAATAAAGTATTTATTTCAGAGCATCGAATGTACAGGTGGGATGAAAAGACAATGCACTCAGACAATCCAAACGTTATCAAAGAAGATGATCATACATGTGATGTCTTCCAATACTTTGTGTTAGATAATGCAAGACTGTTAGGTCTTAGGGTTGGAAATAGTTAGGAGGACATAAGATGAGCCTTATTGATAAAGTTAAGAGCTTTTTTACTCGAGGGAGGTATAACATGGAAACATCACACTTAAACACAATCTTGGAACATCCAAAGGTTGCAATTACAAGTGAGGAATATAGCAGAATTGAAAACAATCTAAAATACTATCAAAGTAATTTTGATGATGTTATTTATTTTAATTCTGATGGTGATAGACAAAAGAGAAAGTTTAACCACTTGCCAATTGCAAGGACAAGCGCCAAGAAAATTGCTAGTCTTGTTTATAATGAGCAGGCAGAGATTACAAGTGATAATGAGCAGGCAGATGAGTTTATCAATGACATGCTTAAAAATGATCGTTTCAACAAAAACTTTGAGCGATACCTAGAAAGTGGTCTTGCACTAGGTGGATTAGCAATGCGCCCATATTTAGATGGTGATAAAATCAGAGTGGCTTTTGTACAGGCACCAGTATTTTTGCCATTGCAGTCAAACACTCAAGATATTTCAAGTGCTGTTATTCTCACTCAGACAATTAAGTCAGAGGGTAAGAAAAATGTTTATTACACGCTTGTTGAATTTCACGAGTGGGTAACAGTCAATGACGAAGAAGTCGGCTCAACTATTGACCGCAAGATCTATCGCATCACTAATGAGCTATACAAATCAACAGTTAGTGGTCAGTTAGGCGACAGGGTGCAACTCACAGAGTTATATCCTGATTTAGAGCCGGTGATTAGATTAAAAGACTTGTCACGGCCACTGTTTACCTATTTCAAAACACCAGGGATGAACAACAAAGATATCAACAGTCCGCTTGGGCTATCTATCTTTGATAACGCAAAGACAACTATTGACTTTATTAATCGTTCATATGATGAGTTCATGTGGGAGGTTAGAATGGGGCAAAGGCGCGTGATTGTTCCTGAGCAATTGACACAAGTAAAATACCAAACAGAGGATGGAACAATCAAGTTTAAGCGCAGGTTCGATGTTGAGCAAAATGTCTATACTCAAATTGGCGGGACAAATATGGATAGCGGTGGTATTGTTGACTTAACAACACCAATCCGTTCACAGGATTATATTGCAGCTATTTCAGAGGGACTCAAGCTATTTGAAATGCAGATAGGTGTATCATCAGGCATGTTCACATTTGATGGCCAATCAGTTAAGACTGCAACTGAAATTGTCTCAGAGAACTCAGATACATATCAGATGCGCAATAGTATAGTGTCTCTTGTCGAGCAAACAATCAAAGAACTTTGTGTCTCAATTTGTGAGCTTGGTGCCTTTTATGAATTATATAATGGTGAAATACCTGACCTTGACGACATTTCTGTAAACCTTGATGATGGTGTATTTACTGACCGACATGCTGAATTAGACTACTGGATGAAGATGGTTGCAGCAGGATTTGCGACAACCAAGAAAGCAATTGCCAAAGTTCAGAATATTACTGATGATGAGGCGGAGAAAGAACTTGCTGAAATTAATGGCGAGTTACCGCCTGAGAATGATGCTGAGTTAGCATTATATGGACAACAAAATAATCAGAAAGGAAAAGAAATAAAAGATGAAAAAGTACAGAAAGAAAGCGATTGATTATTGATCAGAAAATAGCTGAAACATTATTAAATCAGCTATTTTTTCGCTTGATTTTCGCTTGAAGAATTTACTCGGAAAATAAATGAGGTTGATTAATGACTGAAAGAAAAAATAAAAAGCCGACATTAAACGATCAGCATTTTTCAGATGAGATGAAAAAGGTATCTGATATCTATGCGCAGATGCAGATTGAGTTATTTGATAACATGATACGAAGATTAAAAATCAGAGGTGAACAGGACTTGGTTGATAATCCGTGGGTTTGGCAATTAGAAAAGCTTAATGATATGCATATGCTTAATGAGGAGAACCTTGACATCATTGCTAAGCGCACAGGCATAGCTAAGCAAGTGCTACGAGATGTCATAGAGAATGAGGGATTAAAAGTCTTTGAGGACACTCATGAGCAACTTAAAGAGGATTTAGCTAATGCTAACCGGCCTTATCAATCAAATGATGAGATGATTAGGAACATCGTTACTGAGAGTCTAGGTGCTTATGTTAACCAGGCATGGGATGAACTCAATCTTATTAACTCAACACTTCCAAAAAGCATTCAAAAAGTCTATAAAGCAATTATTGAGCAATCTGTTGCTGAGGTGGTCTCAGGGAACAAGACAGCTGATAGAGCATTGCATGACACTATTATCAAATGGCAGGATAAGAACTTTACAGGATTTACTGATGCAGGCGGCAGGGAGTGGAGAGCTGATAGTTATGCTAGGGTAATCATTAAATCCATAACTTATCGAGTGTTTAATGAGATGAGGACAAGAGCTGCTGAGGACATCGGAATTGATACTTATTATTACTCAATGAAATCTACTGCTAGAGCAATGTGTGCCCCATTACAACACAGGATAGTCACAAAGAGCTTAGCCAGATATGAGAATGGCATTCATATCTTATCACTTTTAGATTACGGATATGGTACTGCTGGTGGATGTCTTGGTGCTCATTGTGGCCATTACCTAACACCTTTTATTGTCGGGGTTAATGATTTACCTGAATTACCTGACTACCTCAAAGATTTAACACCTGAGCAAGCTGAGGAGAATGCAAGAATTGAGGCTAAACAAAGAGCTATTGAGCGCAATATTAGACGTCATAAAGAGAGACTGCATTATGCAACAACTATGAATGATGCTGATTTAATCCAATTAGAGCGTTTGAATGTAAGAAAATATCAACAGAAAGCTAAGGCGCTTGTTGATAACTATGATTTTCTGCACAGAGATTACCAGAGAGAAAAGATATACACATAGTCACCTATATGGTGGCTTTTTCATTGCTCAAAACCGTAAAAATACCCTTATGTTTACAAGTATTCTAGGAATGTAAATTAAATCATAACTGAGGGTGGGTGTTGACCACCTAAAAAAGAACTAGGAGGTATGACATGTCATTTACAACTAAGGAACTACTCGAACTTGGATTGACAGAGGAACAAGCAAAACAAGTCTTTGCTCTCCGTGGAGCAGAAATCAAAGACTCACAATCAGCTTTGGACACTATCACAGCAGAACGAGACAGCCTTAAATCACAGTTGGAACATAATCAAGCAGAAATGAAGAAATTACAAGATGATGTTGAATTAAGTAAAGAGTCAAAAGATGCATTTGCTAAATTACAACAAGAATTCGATGATTACAAAAAATCTGCTGATGAAACGTTACAACAAACAATTAAAACAGATGCTATTAAGCTTGCAATTAAAGACACAGATGCACTTGATACTGATTTGATGATGAAATTGATTGATGTTAACGCTGTTGAATTGGATGACAATGGCAAACCTCAGTTAGAGACTATTATCAATGATTTGCAAGAGAGCAAACCATTTTTATTTGCACAAGCTCAAGAACCATCTGAACAAGGTAATAGCAAACCAACTATTTTCAATAATGGAAATCCAGCAGCTAATCCTGCCAAGACTGAGGTTGATCCATTTCAAGCAATAGTTGATAGCTATCAATAATAGGAAAGGAGATTAGTATAAATGGCAACTAATCAAGACCAAGCGGCACGCATTTATGTGCCACAATATCGCGATATCCTTAGCACAGTATTTAATGCCAAGGCAGCATTCCGAGGTGCACTCGCACCATTGCAAACACTGGATGGCATCCAAAACAATGCTAAAGCATTTTCTGTTAAAACCAATGCAACACCTGTAGTAATTGGTGATGACTACCTGACAGGAGCAAATGATGGTGGATTTGGTAATGCATCAGGTAAGAAATCACGTTTTGGTGATTTAACGGAAGTTATCTATCAAGATACAGATGTCAATTATGACTATGAATTAACAATTCACGAAGGTATTGACCGCTACACAGTAAACAATGATCTAAATGCAGCACTTGCTGATCGCTTTAACTTACAGTCTATTGCTCAAACTCGCAAAGTAAATGTTCGCACTGGTAAGTTTTTATCGACGAGTGCAGGGAAAACTGAAACTCTTGCTGATTTTTCTGAGGCAAATGTTAAAGCTTTATTTAACAAGATCGATACTTATTACACTGACTTAGAAGTAGATGCACAAGTTACTTGCTATCTTAAATCAGAGCTTTACAACGCAATTGTTGATATGGCATCTAATACATCTGCCAAAGGTTCAAGTGTATCTTTAGACACAAATGGATTACTTAAATATAAAGATTTCATTCTTGAAAAAACAGCATCTAAATACTTCCAAACAGGCGATATTGCAATTTTCTCACCTAATGGAATTGTTATTCCGTTTATTGGTATCTCTACTGCACGCACAATTGAAACAGAGGATTTTGACGGTGTTAAATTGCAAGCTGCTGCCAAAGGTGGAACATATGCACTTGATGATAACAAAAAAGCTATTGTCAAAGTTACTTCAACAGAAATGTAAGAGGTGAAAAATGCGTTATAAATCTTTAAAAAATATTCATTTCAAGAAATTGGGTAAAGAAGTTCTTGAAAATGGAATTATTGAATTGGATAAAGATTTTGCGGATAAAGTGAATAAAGAACTAAAGTTAACATTCATGGATGTCCCTAAAGTCCTTATCCCTGTTGATAATGACGTAGAAACTGAGGTTGAAACTGAAACTGAAGAAAAACCGAAACGTAAATCTCGTAAGTCTAAAGCAGAAACAGCAGATAAAGCTGCTGAATAATAGGGTGTGTGACACCCTTAATTTTAACAATGGAGGGACACATGACTTATTTAACTGCTGCTGAATTTAAAGCACTTGGTTTTGAACAGGTTAATGACTTTGATGCACTTGAGAAAAGAGCAGAAATAGCTATTGATTTGTATACTCAGGGATTTTATTCATACATCAATTTTGAGACTGAAATTGAGCATCGAAAAGATGCGGTTAAGTTAGCGACTGCATACCAAGTAGCTTACTTAGATGCTAGTGGAGTGATGACTGCTGATGATAAGCAAGCTATGGCAAGTTTATCTATCGGCAGAACCTCCATTAGTTATAAGAACTCACAGAATTCAAATGCTGGCCAACGATTTAACCTTTGTTTAGATGCTGAGAACTTGCTTAATTCAGCTGGATTTAGTTTAACTGCGAGGGTTGACTATGATAGATAAGAGATTATTGACAGATAGCATCACAGTATCAAAAAAAGGTGCTATTGATGATTTTGGTGATGTTACTTATCTTGAACCAATCACAATATCAGATGTCAGATTTGACAGAAATATTGGCATAGTCGGAACTAATAATCAAAAGCAGAGACAAAAGCCAAGTGTCGTTTTTATCTATCCACAATTCACAAAAGTGATTGTTGATGATAGCTGGATTGATGCCAAGTTAAGTGATGGAGACAGAGATTATATTGTGAAAGGATATCAACCTAATTACATAAATGGAAAGCTATTTAGCTATGAAATAGAGGTGGTTTAATGTCAAACGGAATTTGGACAACTGTCCATGTTGATTTGTCAGGTGCAACTAAGAAAGTGTCACCTGCCTCAGTAACAAGAGGGCGAATTGCCATGGCTAGTCAAATGATGTTGGATATGGATCAATATATTCCGATGAGGGCGATGAGGGGTGGGGCATTAAGAGCCTCAGCATCTATGTCACCATCAGGTGATGCTATCCATTACAACACAGTCTATGCTAGAGCTCATTATTATGGCACCAATGGAATTGTAACGTTTAAGCGATATACAACTCCTGGTACAGGTAAGAACTGGCTCAGACGAGCAAGGTCAGCTCATATTGACAATTGGAAACAGAAAGCACTGAAAGAAATGGGGTTTTAAATGCAAAATAACAAAAACTTTCAAAAGGAGCTATTAGATCATATCAATGCAATTCCTGATTTAGGATTGCATGCACGGTTGGACTATTTCAAAGATGATGTCGATGATTTAGTGCTTAACTCAATACCTGGTGGGACTATCGACAAAGAATACTTTGACGGGACTAGGGAAATATCATTGCCATTTGAGATTGCGGTAAAAAGCAAATCTAATCAAACGGCAAGTGACATTATATGGCTCATCAATGGTGATTTATCAGAGTTTGACCTTGAGTTGCCAAACTCTGATAAATCATACAACTTTATGTCTTTGGAAGTAGGTAAACCAGGGATTAATGGACAAGATGAACAAAAGTTCTTTGTCTATACTTTGCAGCTTAAAGCAAAGATTGAAATAGGAGGAAATTAATAATGGCACGTTTAAAAAATGCAAAACGAGTGCATGAAATTGGAGCATTTGATCCATCGCAACCTGATAAAGAGCCAACAGAGTGGTTGAAACTAGCGAAATACATCGAAACTATTGATGATGAAACCGATGAAGACACTGATGACACTGGTTACTATGATGGTGATGGAACACCTGAGGAAACAGTATTGTCTGTCACAGGTGGTTACTCATTTGAGGGTATCTATGATGCTGAGGATAAGGCTCAGGCACTTATTGCAGGTATGAAATATAAATCAGGTGATGCACGTCGTGTTTGGCATCGTGTAACGTCATCTGATGGCAAAAAACGTCATACACAAGTTGCTAATGCGTCAGGTATTAAAGCTGGTGCAGGAGATGCTACAGAGTATGAACAATTTGCTTGTACTCTTAAATGGATCAAAGAGCCTAAAGAAACGGCTGTCTCAGAACTTTAAGAAACATCTTAATAATTACTAGGAGAAACAAATGTCAAATATGATTAATTTAAATTTAGATAACAATATTATCCCAGTCAATTTTGGGGCATTCACTCTGGATTATAGAGCGAGTGATACAAAAGAAGCTGAGATGGTAAATAAAGCTAAGGAGCTTAAAGAAAAAGCTAATAAGTTAGATGCTCTTGAAAAGCAAGTTGAAAAGGATGAGTCAAAAGAGTTTGAATTGCGATCAGGTATCAAAGAAATCTTAGATGATGTATTCAACACTATGTTTGATAATGCAGATGCACCTAAAAAAATCTATGCTGCCTGTGGTGAAAACACTTGGACTTATCTAAATGCATTTTTACAGGTTGGGGATAACCTCGTAGAAATTAAAGAGAAAAAAGCAAATGACGAAACTTTCCAGAAGTATCTTGCTAAATAACCATGTTTGATATCTCTAAGGAAATTGATGACAAGCTGATACTTAACGAAAAAGAGTATCAGCTTTTTCTTTCTTTTGACAATGTTTTAAAGGTTTTTGATATGTGGTCAGATGATATTGATGCACTTATTAAACCTCAAATTGCTTTATGTATGTTAACTCAAACAGATGATTTTAAATCAATGGGGGCAGAAGAAGCAATGGATCTATATGAGCAAATTTTTGAGGATCACATCAAAATTGTAAAACCGTCTGATCAAGTTGATAGATATGACATCGAGGGAAATATCTTACCTAAAAAACCTAAAAAAACAGATGATGAAGAAGAAAGTCCAGTTTTATCAATCAAATATGATGGTGAGTTTATATTTTCGTCATTTATGCAAGCTTACAAGATTGATTTGATAGAAGAACAAGGCAAACTGCATTGGAAGAAATTTAATGCATTGTTATCAGGCTTACCAGATGGAACAAAAATGATTGAAGTTATCAAAATTAGATCATGGAAACCAACAAAAGGTGAGTCTCAGAAAGAGAAAAGCAAAATGAGGGAACTGCAGGAAGAATATGCACTACCTCAAAACTAGATAGAGAGGAGGTGGATTATGGCAGATGGTAAATTAACCATCCAAGTTGATTTAGACGGATCAAGAGCTCAACAAGGAGTTGGTAGGCTAAAAGGACTTTTACAATCACTTGGCAGTGCTTCATCGTCAAGTTTTGGATCAGGCAGAAGATCAGCTTTGGGTTTTGGTGCAGCAATGGGAGTTGCAACCGCACTAGTCCAAAAAGGGATTGGATTAGTAAATTCATCCATTGGTGGGGCTGTTAGTCGTGTTGACACCATGAACAAATTCCCAAAAATGATGGAGTCATGGGGATATTCTACTAAGCAATCTAAGTCTGCAATTGATGCATTAGCAAAAGGGATTGATGGACTACCTACTGCATTGGATGAAGTTGTTGGGACAACTCAACAATTGACTCTTATGAATGGTGATTTAAGTAAATCAACAAAACTTGCACTTGCATTAAACGATGCTTTTTTAGCATCAGGATCATCAGCAGGTGACGCATCTCGTGGATTGACTCAATTTACTCAAATGATGTCAAGTGGCAAAGTAGATATGCAATCTTGGAAAAGCCTGATGGAGACGATGCCAGTTGGTTTACAAAAAACTGCTGAGGCATTTGGTTTTGCAGGTGCATCAGCTAAACAAGATTTATATAAGGCATTACAAGATGGGACTATCACATTTGATCAATTTTCGGACAAACTTATTGAGCTTGATGGTGGACTAAATGGATTTGCTGAGTTGGCACGTAAAAACTCTGATGGTATTAGAACTAGCTTCAAAAATGTTAGCACTGCAGTGACTAAAGGCTTAGCAAACATGATCATGGAATTTGATAAAGCTGCTAAAGCAAAAGGTCTGGGTGGTATTGCTGATAATATCAACAAGCTAAAAGGTGTTGTAAATTCAGTATTCACTGGAATGACACCTTATATTAGTGGTTTTGTAAACATTGTTGCTGATGGAGTTGATAAAGTTAAGCAGTTTTATTCTATTTTTGAGGGTACAGGAGCAGTATCAGCTATTCAATCAGCATTTAGTGCAGTTGGAAATGCTATTGGCCATGTATTCACTTCGTTAATTGTTAACAAAGGCACAATTACTGATTTTGCAACAACTATTGGTGATGCTTTTGTTCAAATCGCTGGAAAAATTGAAGATGTCGCAAATTGGATATCTAAATTAGATCCATCAACCATAAAACAAGTTGCCAGCGCTGTCCTTGGAGCTGTTGCAGCATTTAAAGGCTTGAAAACAGGTGCAAGTATTATCCGATCAATTAGTACCGTATTAGGAGCTCTGTCTGCTCATCCGCTTGTTGCATTAGGTATTGCTATTGGAGCTTTGATTGGATGGTTCATTCATGCATATACAACCAGTGAAACATTTAGAAATAAAGTTGATGCAGTAGTATCTGTAATTGGTAAAGCAGCAAAAGCAGTTGGAAATTTCTTAAAAGGTGTTGATCCTGCTTTCATGATGACTGCAGGTGCTGGAATAATCGGATTACTTGGGAAATTCAAAGCATTTAATTTCTTGAGTAAATTTAATCCATTTAAGTTATTCCGAAAAAATGCAAAAGATGCAACTGATGGAGTTGGCAAAGATGCAGGTCAATCAAAGGGGATAATTGAACAAATTTTCTCAGGACTAGGAACTGTCATTGAAAAAGCTGGAACTGGTATTAGCACTGCTGCACAAGGTATTGGTAAAGGTATTCAATCAGCGTTGTCAGGTGTTCCTGCAATCGTGACATCATTAGGTACTGCAATAACAACTATCTTGACAGGACTAGGAACTGCAATCAGTACAGTAGCTACTGGAATTGGTTCAGGATTAGCAATCGCTTTCCAAGGATTAGGTGCTGCAATTGCTACTGTTCCACCATCAACATGGCTTGCTCTTGGTGCAGCTATTATCATGGTAGGTATTGCGTTTGCAATAGCAGGATCTCAAGCTGAGGGGATAAGTCAAATTATCCAAACAGTAGGAACTGTCATTGTGCAAGTATTGCAACAGATAACAGTTAGTTTAGCTACCCTGATACCTATTGTTGCTGATGTGCTTGGTCAACTTATTCCAATTATCGCAAATGCGATATCAACTATTGTTACAGCAGTATCAGGTGGTATATCTACAATAATTACAGCAGTATCAGGTGGTATTGCAACATTAATTATTTCTGTGGCAACAGGTTGGTCAATGGTTATTGCTGCAACTTCAGGTGGTATATCTCAAGTTGTTGGTGCATTTAGTGGATTAATCAGTGCAATAGCTGGACTGGTTAGTTCATTTGGTAATGTGTTTAAAGCAATGGGTCAAGGTGTACAAGCTGCACTTGATGGAGTAAGTGGAATAATCAGAGCGTTTGGTTCTGTAATTTCAAGTGTCTTTGACGGGGCATCTCAGGTTATCACATCGTTTGGAAATGCGGTTAAAGGTGTTTTAGATGGCATCTCAGGTATTATCATGTCGGTTGGTAATGCGGCTCGTAATGCTGGTGAGGGATTTAAAGCACTTGCCCAAGGTGTTGTAATGATCACTAATACAAGGTTAGGTGACATGGCTGCATCACTTGGCGCGGTTGCAGTAGGTGTTGGGAAAATAGCATCTAGTGGTGCTGGTCTTTCAACTGTTGGTTCGGCAATGAGTCAAGTTGCATCAGTATTGAGCTTGATGTCAAGCAGTGCAACAGGTGCGGTTGCTGGAATGACAAGCATATCAACAACAATTTTGACACTAAAAATAAGTCTAGCAAGCTTGCCTGCAACATTGACTAGTGCTGCTAGTGGATTTGCATCATTTAGAGCTCAAGCAGTTGCAGGTGTAGCTGGATTATTAGCAGTTAATGCACCAATTGCAATGCTTAAATCTCAAGTGATGACAATTGCATCAGCATTAATGTCAGCAACCACTGGATTTTCTATGTTTGGTGGGCAACTAAATATGGTTGCATCACTATTTGCAAGAGTTGGCTCAATGGCTGCAATGTCATCAGCTCAAATAACTCAGATTTCAACTGCTTGTCAAAATGTTGCTAGTGCATTCACATCAATGCAGGGCAGAGTCCAATCAGCTATGCAGTCTATTTTAAGCACTGTTAAATCAGTTGGATCACAAATGCAATCACAGGGTACACAAATTGGATGTAATACTGCAAATAATATTGCTAATGGCATTAGAGCTGGTATTGGATCAGCATCTGGGGCAATGCATTCATTGATATCAGCAGTTAGATCAGCTGGTATAAGTGGAGTTGGTGCTATGCGTGGCATAGGTGCTATGATTGGTCAAGGTTTAGCGTCTGGTATGATGTCGGCCTTGGGTGCGGTAACTGCAGCAGCAAATGCTCTTGTTGCCCAAGCAGAACGTGCAGCAAGAGCTAAAGCTATGATCCACTCACCATCTAGGTTGTTTAGAGATAATGTTGGTCGCTGGATTCCTAGAGGTATGGCGGTTGGTATTGAAAAAAATACTAAGTATGTTGATAAATCGCTTGATGATATGTATGCAAGAGTAGAAGCTTTTAATTACAAAGCTGAGGATGTCATTGGATTTGGTAATACTAAATTTACCAAGGTTGTCAAAATCAAAACTGATCTTGAACAAGCGGTTAAAACAAAAGTTGAAGTTGCTAAACAAAAAGCAGATGAACTAGTTGAAAGGGCTCTTGATGTCGCTAAGAAAGCAACAGAACAACCTGTACATATTGATGTAAGTGGTGAAACAATTGCTACTGCATCAAAAAAAGAGACTTATAAAGTCCAAAAAGAAATGAAAGAGAATATAGATAGAATTGAGGGGCTATTTGATGAGTGAGTTAACAGTTAAATTTAATAGCATTGATTTGTCGAAACTGTTTAGGGTTATTGATATTGATAGAGCTGACCAGAATGAGATTGTTCTCACTGTAAAAATGAGGACATCAGATAGTCGCAGTATGCAACAAAACAAGCGAGAACTTCGCAAAATTTTGATGACAGATAGCTATTGTGAGCTCATCTTTAGTGATGAGCCTGAGCTATTCTATTATGCAAAAGTTGTTAGTCCATTTGATGAGTCTAATGGGATTTCTTGGTTTCAAGAGGTTACGATTAAATTTAAAACACTTGATGGCTATGCTTATAGCACAAGTTATGAGTATATACCAGATGACAAGATAACATCTGCTAACAATGTCATAATAATTGATTTTGATAATCAGGGTACTGCCACAGCTCTACCTATTATTGAGATGTTAAATACTGCAGAGAATGGATTTGTAGGGATTGCAAGAAATAATAGTAGTCTTGAAATTGGAAATGTTGAAGAGGTTGATACAGAACCGGTTCAGAAATCTGAAATAATGCATAACTTTCAGCAGTGGAAAACAAAAGAAATGTTAGAGGCAGGTGTACAAGGTGCAGGTGTTGCAAATGATAAATCACAATCACTGACGGGCGAAATTGGACTTATCAAAAGACCTATTGGTGGAGGCGGACTCGTAGATTGGTTATTTTTAACCAATCCTGGAGATACAAAAGGTCAGGTATTAAGCGGGCAATCACTAACATTAAGTGCAAAAGCTGACTCAAATGGTGAGGTAGGAACACTTTATGATTTCATTTATTGGAGGCAATTATTTCATACGTCAGCATTAACTCAGCAGTCAGCAATTAAGGTCTGTGTGTCAGATGCATCAGGAAATTTTTTATATGGATGCGAAACCATAAAAAGATCCAACTCAAATATGGCAGAATTTAATTGTATGATAGGCAACCCCAATACCCCTTTAGGTTATGATTTTGTTAAACGCTCAACTTTTCAGGCAAATCATATCTTGAGCCAAAATCCATTTATGAATACAAATGGTAATATGTCGATGTCTAGAAATAATGATGTCATTACATTTTTTGACAGAGGTTATCACAAAAGGCAGTCTGATTATTTAAAAGGGAAAAAGAGTGCAAAAGTACATATTTTCTTACTTAAATATGCTGGTAAAAATCAGGTTGCTGACATGTGTGTTGGAAATTTCTACTGGCAAAAGCATCATGTTCCTGGTATCTATGACATTCCTAATAGATATCCCATTTATACTCAAACTATCTTTAACAACGAAATAGGCAAAGTTACCGTCAATGGGATGCCTGAGCAAACTGTATTAGGTTCAGAATATATTAAATTGCCACCAGGTAAATCAACAATAAAGATACATTTTTCTAGCTTTATAGCATCATTGCCATCAATAAAAGTCAAGTATAGAAAGAGGTTTGGGTAGTGCAGATTACATTTTATGACAAAAATATGTTTGAAACTGCGGTTGCAGACAATGCATTGTTAAATGCTATTAAAATAAAAAAAGCATCCCTAACCTCATTATTTGAGGAGGCAACTCACCAAGTTGAATTTGAATTTTCAAAAGAGTTTGGTGAGTGGTGGGGTATCAGGGAAAATGGCTATCTAGCTTTTAAATTTAGAGGAAGATTTTTTAGATTTTCGATTGTTAAGTTCAAAGAGAACGCTAAAAATAAGACAATTGAAATTGTTGGTGACTATTTTAACTTGGAGATGTTAAATGAAAATTGCTCTACTTATGAGAAACAACCAGCTAGAACAATTGTGCAACACTTTACCGCAATGGAGATTTTGCCTTATGCCAATTTTGAAATTGGAGTAAATGAACTGGCAAGTAGCACAAGAACTTTGACATATACAGGTGATGAGGTCAAATATAAAAGGCTCATATCGATCATTAATAACTTTGGTGGCGAATGTGAGTTTGAAATTAGGCAGAAAGCAAATGGTCAATTTGACAAGCTTGTGCTCAATATTTATAGAGCAAATGATGGTATTAATTACCAAGGTGTTGGACGAAATAGACGAGATTTTGAAATAACTATTGACAATTCAAATGATGTTAGCCGAACAGTTGACTCAACAGCAATCAAGACATCAATAGAGCCTATTGGAAGGGATGGTTTAAGAATTGGTAATAGAGGTACAATTTGGAAGAATAGTGAAGGGCAAGTTGAATTTTATCAAAAAAATAATAGAATTTATGCCCCACTGGCTGCCGAAGAAATGCCAAGGGTTTTAGAGTCTGATAAGTTTTTACTTTGGAAATTACAAGTTGATACTGATACTATACCAAAACTAGAAGCCGAAGGGCTAAAATGGCTCAGAAATGTTTGTTATGCAAAAGAAATCATTGAAGTCTCAGGCTCATTTGATGTAGAAGTTGGCGACACAGTCATACTTAATCACAAAGGTATAGGAAGATACGGCATATTGGGTTCACTTAGAGTTATGAAAGTTACTTGGGATTTACTAACAGAAACAAGCGAAGTAACATTTGCTAACTTTAAACGTTTAGCATCTAAGATTTCTGCTCAGGGTCTAGCTTTGCAAAATAGCATCGAAAGTCCAGCGAGCTATGATATTACATTTAACACAACAGCTGGAACTGTGTTTAAAAATAATACAGGCTCATCAAATGTATCGTTTAATTTCAGCAAAAATGGAGCCCAGACGGCCGTTTTAGGTCAAAGATGGTATAAAGGAACCCAACTGTTATCAAATGGCTTAGAAGTGATGATAAAGCCTAATATGCTTACTGAGGGAAAACTCAATTTGAGGCTTGAGGTTGATGTCACATCTGCAATTACATTTAGCAAAGAATTAACTTTTATCAATGTAAATGATGGTGTTAATGGCTCTGACGGTCGTGGTATCACATCGACAGAAGATTATTACATGGTTTCAGCTAACAAGATGGATATCACATCTGCAACATCTGGATGGATTAAAGATATACCTCAAATTGCAACTCCTGCAAATAAATATCATTGGCACTATCATGTTGATGTTTATACAGATGGAACAAGAAAAGAAACAGTACCAGCAATTATTGGTATTTATGGTTCAAAGGGTTCTGATGGTGCTACATCATGGACAGCGTGGGCCAATTCGAAAGATGGAAAAGTTGACTTTAGTATTACTGAAGCTAAAAATAGAAGATTTATCGGTACTTATACTGGATTAACGCAATCAACAAATTATCTTGACTACAAGTGGATTGATATGTCTGCTAATGTTGTCATTGGTACTCAAAATTTACTTGATGGTACAAAATCATTTTCTGGAAGTTGGTTTACCGAAGGTACAATATTTGAGACTACAAAAATCAGCGAATATCCATTTGAATTTAAGAAATGGAAGTCTGGAAATAAGGTTAGTCACACTATCGAGTTTGATGTTAAAGCTGGTGTAACATACACTTTTACAGCTGCTATAGCAAGAGAAAATGCTGGAAGATTGTACTTCTATTTGTATGACTTGTTTGCAAACCATATCACAAGTAACACACCTCGTGAGACGATAATTGAAAATGTCACTACAGATATCCAGATGTTTAAAGTTACATTTGTACCGCTCAGAGACGGTAAAATAAAACCACGCTTTGCCATGCTTGCCAGTGATGCAGGTTGGTTTATGACTGGTGGATATATGCTTGTCAAAGGTAATAAATCTGGAGATTGGCAAGAGTCCGAAGTTGATAGAATAAACAATCTCGACACAAAAGCTGATCAAGAATTAACCCAAGCACAAATTCTAGCTCTTGAAGAAAGAACTGCTATAGCAAGAGAAAATGCAATTGCTGAGGCTATGCAGAATACACTCAGTGAAGTTGAAACTAAGTGGAAGCTTTGGTATGACTTAAATACGATAGACGAAAAGCAAAAAGTTGCAAACGACATCGCTCAATTGTTTGATCGTACAACTGAGTTTAAACAACTATTAGGTGAGGCAAGTGCAAGATTTAGCTTTATCAACAATGAAACGTTGATTGGTGAAGAGGGCGTTGCTATCGGTGACAAAGGCGGAAAAGCAAAGTTATTTCTATCAAATGACAGCATTTCATTTGTGACAAATGGTGTTGCTCAGATGACATTGACAGGTGATACCTTAACAATAAAAAATGGACTGTTTACAGAGCGTATACAAATTGGAAATTTTGTTGAAGAAGTCTATGACAGAAATCCATTATTTAATGTTATCAGAGCAATTAGAAATAGTTAGGAGGTGAGACATGGGAACTGCTACATATAGTAGGTCGTGGGGGAATAACCTGACACTTGAAATATTGTCTGCTTGGAATAAGCCAAATATCGCAAGTAATACAAGCACAGTCAATGTACAAGTTTTTTTAAAAATGTCTAGTTATGGCTATATTTCAATAGGTGAAACTAGACCTTTAAAAATAACAGTTGATGGTAGAGCTGAGACCATCAATGTTAATCCATCGATAAATTACGGACAGAGAAAACTATTATTTGCTAAAGATTACATTGTTAATCATAATTCAGATGGAAATAAACCACTATTCAATATTTCAGCATATTATCCAATAAACTTTAGCAATTATGGTGAAGCGACTGCAAATCAGTCTATCTCGCTACCTAAAATTAATAGACTTAGTGTATCAAGTGCTATTAGTGGTGTGCTAGGTAATGCAGTAACTATCACAATCAATAGATATTCAACGTCATTTACTCACAATTTGAAATATGATTTTAAGGGTAGTACAGGTACTATCGCAACTGGCGTTGGTACTAGCTATTTGTGGACTATACCGCCAACGTTTGCTAATTTACTGCCTAATGAATTAACTGGTACAGGTAATCTGATTGTTGAGACGATGGATGGATCAGCAAAGATTGGTGAGACAAAATATACTTTATCAATAACAATACCTAATACAGCTACTTATAAGCCAAAATTGTCAAGTATCACTCTATCTGATACAAATACTTTAACTAGTAGCATTGTTAGTGGAAACAATTTTGTTAGGATTATAAGTAAAGTTAAAGTTGATTTTGGCTCAGCTATTGGAAACAACGGTTCAACAATAACAAGTTATAATGCTGAAATTGTCGGGAAAAGTAACTCAATTATCGGTAATGGTAGCGTATTTGATAAATTGGACTTTTTTGGTTCAGCAACAATCAGAGCAACGGTAACTGATAGCAGAGGTCTAACATCAGAACCAGTTGACACAAAAATTAATGTCATTGATTATTTTTTACCAATTGTTACAAGTGCAAAAGTAGTCAGGTCTCAGCAAAATCCTGACATTTTACAAGTCTTGCCATTTGTTAAGATTGCACCAATTATAGTTGGTGGAATACAAAAAAACCAACTCAAAATGTCGGTATCTGTTGCACCATACAATACTGGTATCTATGCAGTTGATAGTGGCGCAGCTACAAATACCTGGTCAACAATTTCCCAAATGTCAGGCGCCCCTTTAAATCTTGGCGGCACTTATGACAAGTCAAAATCATGGCTTGTTAAGATTTCGGTGAGTGATAACCTAATGTCAGCAACACCAATAATACAACCAGTTGCAAGTGAGTTTGTACTTGTAACTAAAGCACCTTCTGGTGTTGCATTTGGGAAAATTTGGGAACATGGCATTATTGATGCCAAAGGCGATGTTTATGTTGACGGTACTATTTATTGTGGCGATAAGGCGATACAGCAAAAACCACTTGCTTTAAATAATGGTGGCTCTTTTAGACATGACGACACCGACCTAAATAGCTTGCAAGACACAGGTTTTTATTGTGTATTTAGAGGTGCTAATAGACCGGCTGGGGCAGGTCCTGGGTACGTAACAGTTGTAAGACATGAGACAGCAAACTATGCTTATCAACAATTTTACGACCGCACAAATAAAACTATATTTACGCGGTTGCTGGAAAACGGTGTTTGGAGCGGTTGGAGTGAGTATGTTAAAAAAGATAGCTTACAAACGACTGGCTGGATAACAATTGGCAACGGTTTTAAATATAAGCGGAAAGGTGATGACATAGACTTGATGTATAATTTTGCTTCTAATGGATTACAGAGATGGTCTGTTGGTAATATGCCATCTGGTTTAATACCTCAAGAGTTGATGTTTGCGATAACTGGATGGACACTTGCTCCAGACAAATCAATCCACTTACAAATCAATGCATCGGGATTGATTGAGTGTATAAATCCTGGCGCTTACTCAAATACTTACAGAGGTGTCGTGCACTGGTCAATATAACAGTCAATATAACAAAGGAGACGATATGTTTACAATTAACACAAAATTCCCACAAGTTCTTGAGGATAAAAGTATTATGGGAGTGACTGCAATTGTGTCAGTTGATTTACCACACGTGAAAGGTAACTTAACTTTTGATTTACCACCTGAGTCTGAAAATAAATCTTTTGCAGAAACGCTTGAAAAGTGTGAGCAGATATTTTACGACGAAAAGTATAAAGATAAAGCTCAGTCTGAAAAAATGACTGAACTAAGTACATCAACATCAACAGGCACACAAACACTTATCAATCTGATAAGTACGCTTTACGCAAAAGAGGTTTTAAAAGATGAAGATCTTATTGCTATTGGTTAGAATTTTTTTACAGGAAGAAGGGATAGATATGATGATTAAATTATTTGCGATTGACTTATATTATGGACGTATGGCTTGGTCAAGTTTTGTTAAAAAGGGATTTTCAGAGTTTATTAATAACAAAACAAAAGAGCAACTTGCAATTATGTGCGATGAAGAATTACTTGCTGAAATTTTAGCAAGTTAGTGAGGTAGTCGGATGACAGTAGAACAAGCAGAAAGAATCGCTCAATCACAATTTGTGTGGGCTATTCTCTTTATCTTGCTTTTTATGATTGTGGTTGGTTATCTGGTGCGAACGTCTGATAAGCGTGAGAAAAAGCTAATGGATTTCCATGACCAATCAAAATCAGAATCTAACAAACGTGAAGAGTGGCTCAAAGGTCACTTAGATAAAAATACAGAACAGTTACAGGACATTTCTCAGACCATTGGTGTTGTCCAAAAGGAGATGTCTTATATGAGTGACCGCATTGGTCGTCTAGAAAAAGAGGAGAAATAACATGATTAATTGGAAAGTAAGAATTAAAAACAAAGCATTTTGGTCAGCAATTATTCCAGCAATATTTTTAGTTGTACAAGCAGTTGCAAATGTTTTTGGTTATACACTTGAACTTAGTGATTTAGGTAATAAATTGTTAGTAGTTGTTAATAGTGTGTTTTCAGTACTTGTTATTGCAGGTATTGTTACAGACCCTACTACACAAGGAGTATCAGATAGCAGCCGTGCGCTATCCTACACAGAGCCAAAATAATAGGAGGATAAAATGAAAGCAATCACGAAAATAGCATTAGTACTAGTAATAGCAATATTATATATTCCGTTGTCAGTGATTGCTTTTTTTATTTATCCGTTTTATTTGATTTTTGAAAAGGAGGGATAAATGGCTACATACCAAGAATATAAAAGTCGTTCAAATGGCAACGCTTATGATATTGATGGATCGTTTGGTGCGCAATGTTGGGATGGCTACGCAGATTACTGTAAGTATCTAGGACTGCCATACGCAAACTGTACAAATACAGGATACGCGAGGGATATATGGGAGCAACGTCACGAAAATGGTATTTTAAACTACTTTGACGAAGTAGAGACTATGCAAGCGGGAGATGTCGCAATTTTTATGGTAGTTGTAGATGTTGTACCTTATAGTCATGTTGCTATATTTGATAGTGATGCTGGTGGTGGGTACGGATGGTTTTTTGGTCAAAATCAAGGTGGACAAAATGGAGCATATAATTTAGTAAAGCTACCATATTCAGCAACTTATCCTACTGCGTTTAGACCAAAAGTTTTTAAAAATGCAGTTACTGTTACAGGTAATATAGGACTAAATAAAGGCGATTATTTTATTGATGTATCAGCTTATCAACAAGCAGACTTAACTGCTACTTGTCAGCAAACTGGCACTACTAAAACGATTATCAAAGTATCTGAGTCGCTCGCTTGGCTGTCTGACAGGCATCAGCAACAAGCTAATACTAGTGACCCTGTTGGTTATTATCACTTCGGACGATTTGGAGGAGATATCAACTTAGCACAACGAGAAGCAGATTTATTTTTGTCCAATTTACCAAGTAAAAAAGTTTCTTACCTAGTCATTGACTACGAAGACTCTGCAAGTGCTGACAAACAAGCTAACACTAATGCAGTTATTGCGTTTATGGATAAAATTGCAAACGCTGGATATAAGCCTATTTATTACAGCTACAAACCTTTTACGCTTAATAATATTGATTATCAACAAATTATAGCTAAGTACCCAAACAGTATTTGGATAGCTGGTTATCCAGATTATGAAGTACGAAAAGACCCACTTTGGGAGTTCTTCCCTTCAATGGATGGTGTGCGCTGGTGGCAGTTTACAAGTGTAGGAGTAGCAGGTGGTTTAGATAAAAATATTGTATTATTAGCAGATGATAGTAGCAAAGTTGATATACCTAAGATTGACAAACCACAAGAACCACAAAGCCAGCTTACTTTTAATCAAAAGCTAGATACTAACACTAAATTAGACAACTCAAATGTACCTTACTACGAAGCAACCCTTAGCACAGACTATTATGTAGAGTCTAAGCCAAACGCAAGTAGCGCTGATAAAGAATTTATCAAAGCAGGAACTCGCGTAAGAGTCTACGAAAAAGTGAATGGATGGTCACGCATTAATGCTTCTCAGTCTGACCAATGGGTAGAAGATAAGTATTTAGCTAATGCCACACAAGTATAAACTAGGAGGTAAAACTCCTTTAGAGCGGAAACCGTATCAGTATTTGGGGCAAATTAAATTAGTGTAACCGACATCAATGTCGGTAGCAAAAAATTATGGAGGTAAAGCTCCTTTAGATAAGACAAATGCCCTCGCAAAAGCGAGGGCTATTTTTATTATCATAATCAATATGTAGTGTTAACTAAAGAGTTAATCAACAATATATAGTACTTGACAAATATGGTATAATTAAGAAAAAGGAGGTAATTGGTATGTCAATGGAAAAATTCGCTAATCATATCATCGCAGTAGCAAATGAAAAACAATTGCCAATAACTAACTTACAATTGCAAAAAATCATGTATTTTGTGCTTAGAAACGCAAAAAAATATGTAGGATTCGATTTAATCAGAGAAGTATATTCTGAACCTTTCTTAGTATGGAGATATGGTCCAGTTGTTGAATCTCAATATAGTAGATTTTATTCATACGGATCCAGCCCGATAATTGAAGAATATTCCAAAGAATCTGAGTATGAAGGTTTTAATAGCTTAATTGAATACTACCTCCAAGTAAATGTCTTTAAAATGGTAAACGCCAGTCATACACACAATTTTTGGAAAAAACACGAAAGTGATATTACTTTTGGAAGAAGTGATGTACCATATCCACTGGAAGAGGTAGTTAGAGATTGAGAAGCGAGGCCAAAACTAGCGAGCTGTACACTTTTTATTTAGCTATTTTCGAGAATGATGCTCGCGGAGATTATTCAGAAGTTTCAAGTTCCATCGAAGAATTAGAACCTCTACAAGGAGTTGGGTCGAACAATAAAAATGAACTAAACGAGTGTTTAAAAAAAGATATAGATAAATTAAAAGCTCTAATTAAAGAAGCTGTTGAATCAGAAGGACTAGATAAAGATCATCTTAATTACTCGTTAATTACAAAAAAAATTTACGAAAAAAATGGTGACTATGATTATTTTGCCCTAATTGAGAACTTACAAGATAACTATTTAACTGATGGTTCTGAGTATAGTAATATAATTTTTAAATTATTGAGACATACTGAGTTAGCACTTGTTCAAAAGTCGTCACTTTCAGATAGAATTGTTACTTTGGAAGGGGAACTTAAGGATGCAATAAAAAAGAGTTCTGAATTAAATTCAAAGCTTGAAGAAAGAAATACATATTGGAATGACCAATTTGAAAAGTTAAAGAAAGAATTCAATGGATTGATGCCTGAAATAATTGGCATTATGGGTGTTTTTTCAACTATTATCTTCGCTGTATTTAGTGGTTTTAATGAGATAACAACTTTAGGACAGTCATTAGCTAAAACACCAATTTCAAAAGTTTTGATTTATGTTGGCTCTACCTTTATTGTTTTAATTGGTATTGTATTTATATCTTATTTTGCAATTGGTAAATTTTTCGAGAAAAGTCTTCGGAGCTGTGGGTGTGATTCAAATAGCAGTTGTGAACATGACTTGATTGAAAAATACCCTACGGTTATCACTTTTGTATGGGTCGGTATAAGTTTTGTTTCTATTGGTGCTATAATGAGGATTTTTAGAGACTACTTAAACCTTCCAAATGTTATGTTACTAGGTTATAATGTGTTTGTTGCAATCTTGCTGCTATTACTTATAATCGTACCAGTTGGTGGTTTTTGGTGGGTATTCAGCAAAAGGGTAAAAACTATATTCAATCACCCGAAAAATAAAAACAGTGAGTAGAGCTTTGTAACAGTGTCTCACATCTATTGACATACTCGCATAACCATGAGATAATCACAGTAGCAAGAATCGCCTGACACTAGCGGTTCTTGCTTTTTTATTTGCCTAGAAATAATCAAAATGTTACCATAGAATAAAAATAATAAGGAGGCACATTATGTCACAAGAAAAACTAAAATCAAAAGTTGAACAAGCGTCAGGCAGTCTTAAAGAAGGTGCAGGGAAGCTAACCGGTGATAAAGAGTTAGAGGCAAAAGGTTTTGTTGAAAAAACAATTGCTAAAGGCAAAGAACTAGCAGATGATGCTAAAGATGCTGTTGAAGAGGCAGTAGATGCTGTCAAAGAAAAACTGAAATAAATATTAACCGCTCTCTATTGAGGGCGGTTTTTTTGTGTGTCTAGAGTTTGCTTTCAATTAATTGTTTTAATTCTAATAAGTCTTCTTTTGTAGCATTTTTGTTAATAAAACTACGAGCAGTAGATCGTTTTGATAGATAGGTTCTATGTTCTCTATTGTTTTCTGCCCACTTTTTATTTGCTTTTTCTTGAGGTGTTAATTCTTTATCCATTTCAATCATCCTTGTTAATAAAGTAAAATACAACTAAACAAATTGCGAAAATAATCAAATATTTCATATTTGTCTTAGATATGATATACTATCAGTAGTGGCAAGGGGCTTGAGCCCCAAACTACTACTAGAACCTTATTTGAATCTCCGTGGCCGGTTTTTCTTTTTAGGTTCTTTTTTTATTGCTGTGATTATGCTTGCTATACCAACCAACAGAGTTCCGATTGAAGTAAGCAAATCAGCAATTTCTGATATCCTCATATCTTCCTCCTTTCTATATATTAATTATAATACATGTACTATATAAAGTCAATACTTTTTTTTAAAATATTTATCTTTTTGTCTATCAGAACAGAAAAATTTAAAATTGTCTATTTTTAGGATTTTTCCGAATAAACCTTTAGGTTAGTGAATGTGTGGTGCTTGATGAAGTTATTAAAAAAATTTCTTCCTATTAAGTGAGAGTTTTAGATACGCTTTTAGAATGTTTGGTAGCATTGGTTACAATCACAGGAGCTTTGCTAGTTTATCAAGGACTAACAAAATTGTTGGCTCAACAGATAGTAGTGATGTCTTCTTCCAGTCAGTCTGAATGGGTGTTATTAACTCAGCAACTAAATGCAGAATTTGAAGGCGCTCATCTGGAATATTTAAGACAGAACAAACTTTATTTACGTAAGCAAGATAAGATTGTAACCTTTGGCAAATCTAATAAAGATGATTTCCGTAAGACAGGTTATGATGGTCGAGGTTATCAACCAATGGTTTATGGGTTAGACAATTGTCAAATGAGTCAGACCAAAAGTATGGTAAAACTTGTTTTTTATTTTAAGGACGGGTTAAAAAGGACATTTTACTATGATTTTAAAGAAGAAACTTAA